TCCTTTCATTCTTGAACTTGCACATATATTTAAATAATCAATAAAGATTAAGTCTGGTTCAAATTGTCTTTTTAATTTAAGTTCATTAAGTAATGCTCTAAAGTGACCAGAATGTGCAGAGCCGGTTGGATATTCTTTTATTATTAACTTACCAGTTGTCTTACGTGCTATATCAGATACTTTTGTCGTAAACATATCTTTCGATAACTTATCAAGTTGATCAATAGGTACATTTAATAAGTTAGCATCAATACGTTCAGCTATTCGCTCTTCAGCCATTTCCATAGTGATGTATAGTACATTGTGTCCTTGTACTAGAGATGCCGCAGCAACATGACACATAAAAAGAGACTTACCAACACCGGTGCCAGCGAGAGCAATATTAAGAGTCTTACGTGGAACGCCACCTTTCGTGATTGTGTTAAAGTATTCCAAATCAAACGGAAGCCTATCTTCTTCTGTGTGATAGAACTCATATCTTTCCTCAACATTTTCAGTATAATCATGACCAACTTTTAAGTCAAATCCAACACCAAGAGCCTTACTTAATAAGTCAGGTAATGCACCCTTTGTCAATTCTTCATGCTTTCCATCAATAATTGATATTGACTCCATAATTGCATTATATATTGCTCTATCTTGACACCACTTCTCAGTTGTATCAAGTAGCCACCTTTCATCAACTTTTTCGTTAGTAAATAGTTGAGGAACTATGTCTATTGCCATATTATATTGTTCATCACTTATTTTTTCTGCTTGATCTAGCTCAATCTTAAATGACTCAGAAGTTGGTAACTTATTATACTTAGAAACAAACTTACCAGCTTCACGAAACAATATCCTGTAAATACCAGAAAAATAGTCAGGCTTTATAAATGGTAAGACTTTACGCATATACTCTTCATCAGTGAGTATATGTCTTAATATAGTTTGTTCTAAATTAGTAGGCATATGCGGCTTTTCTCAATCCTTCATCAACTTCTTTTTGTACCTCTTCAACTCTACTTTCTAAGTAGCTTATTGAAGTATGAATGTGACCAGTATCTTCAGGTCTTAATTTACCTTTTGCTATTGAGATTTCATCCATCAATAGTATAAGTCTTTGACTCGGTGTCATTTTCATCTTTTACCTCTCTTGTTATAACTTCATTATCACGAATTCCTTGAGCCATGATTTGCTCAAGCATAATACCAGCGAACTCTTGTAATTTTTTATTTGAAACAACAAGTTCTGTATCTGGCGTGTATACAATATTAAAATTAAATGTCATATCTTTTTTCTTTCCATTAAATTTTACGACACCATATCTTAATACTGTTTCTGTAAATGTACCTGATAAGATTCTAACGTTCCAAGCTTGGTCGTCTCCCTTATCAGGTATTATTTCATAGTGTTTATTTTCGACTAGGACCATTAGTGTTGATCCAACTTCGATAAGTTGACAACATTATTTAATATTGAATACTTATTAGTTACATACTGTTTAAAGTCAGTTTCTTCAAGTATTGGTTTCCAAAACTCTTCATTCAAGGTGTCTTTTTCTCGAACTTTCGGTTCCACCAATTCTCCAGTTGATTTGTCAATTCGTACGTACCAACCAGGGCTGGGCTTAGTAACATAATTGCCAGACATAGCAACATCAAGAAGGCCAGACCAATGCTCAACACCACCGTCCCAACTAACAGAAATAGGAATTTTAGACTTTTCTTTAACATATCTTGATTTCTCCACGTTAATTACGAAGTGGTAGCCTTTTATCTCAGTGCCAACTTTATCTTGCTGACGGCCAAGAATCCAAATATTATCAGCACTATAGTATATACCTGTGCCGCCTGATACCACATCTTTAGGAAATAATCCAATCTCCTTATAAGTGTGGTTGACTGCAAGTAAAGGGATATCTTTCATATTTAGATATGGTGTTACCATTCTAAACAAACCTTTAAGTGCCTTTGCTCTTGACATGTCAGCCACTGACTTCTCGTTGATTGCATCATCCAATTCTTTTTTAGAAGCTAAGTTACCAACTGAATCAATAATAATTACAACTTTATCACCTCGGTCCAAACCTTCAAGTTGGCTAATCATATCAAATTTTAACTCCTCTACGTTTGTAATTGGAGTATGTAACACTCTACTAGTATCAATATCAAAGTTTTCAAAGTATGATTGAGGTGAACCGAACTCTGAATCATAAAACAATAATACAGCATCATCATATTTCTTTAAATATGCACTTGCCATTATTAAGGCAAATGAAGTCTTAAAGTGTTTAGATGGACCTGCAAGTACAGTAAGTCCCGGTGCTAAACCACCATCCATTGAGCCGGATAAAGCTACATTAATCATTGGTACGTCTGTAGGTACCATGTCTTTATCATTAAAAAATTTAGAATTTGATAAAACTGATGTGTAATCAACTTTAGTATTCTTTTTTAATTTATCCATTATTGACATTCGCGTCTCCTAGTGTGGGATTGTTTGTTTTATAATATAATCGTTTACATCGACTGTAGGTGACCAACCTAATTTTTTCATCTCGGTAATATCGGCTGTATTGTTCGCTGCCTCACATGCATCACCGTCTTTAACGGGTAGAGTATAACCAGCAATTATTGCAAGATCTTCTACGGTGTTTCCTGTACCAGTACCTATATCATAGGCTTTCTCTAGTTGTCTAATGTTTTTACTCATTAAACATATAATAGCTTCAATTACATCTTTAACATGTATAAAGTCTCTTACATGACGAGTTACATATTCAACTTTGTGACTTAATAGTTTTGGAATAAACATGTTTTCACGAGCACCATCACCATATACTGTAGTAAACCTTAAAGCAACTTGATTTTCAAAGGCAGTTTCTTCGTTTACTTTCTTTGTAGTACCATACGGTGACAGCCACCAGTTATGTATACAAGAAGAAGATGCATATAATAAAGGTATGTTATTATAGTGACATATTTTCTGTATTCTGGTTGTATTTTCAACATTATTTTTCCAGTATTTTTGAGGATCTTCTATGCTCTGTCTTACATTTGCATAGGCTGCAAGATGTATTACATAATCAACATGATTTGGATCAAAGTCCTCAATACTTTTAGGAGGATCTTGTCTTAAGTCCCATTCGGTAACATCCATTCCATCTTGAATTAACCTGTCTTTTAAGTGACTACCGATAAATCCGCGTGAGCCAGTGATGGCTACATTCTTTTTTCTTTCCATTATATTTTCCTCGATAATAGTATTATTATACCATAAATTGGTCCAATTGTAAAGGACTTTTCTCATAAAAATTTTCCTGTGACTTGTTATCTTGTACTAAGAAGTTAGTATCAATTAATTGGTTATCCATGTAACCGCTGACATATCTTAATACATTGTCTGCCATATCACTTGCTGTAGTGACAGGAACATTTTGACATATATGATTTAAATTCTTTTTTCCTCCTTGAAGGACAAAGTCATCAGGTAATCCCATTATAGTAAGACACTCACGTATTGTGAGATATCTGTCTAAGTCAGGATGTGCTAGCTCAAATGGAAGGTGGCCTACAAAAGCACCAATATAATCTTTAGGTATTGTTACAAGTCTACGCATTACGTTATTACCTGCTTCAAGCTTATTATGAATCATCATTGCTTTCGCAGCTTCTTTATCAAATCCATTCTTTAATAACCACTTAGACACTTCAGAGTATTTAACATTATTGTTTTCAATATAATCCATAGGATTCACTGTCCTAGTAATTGAGTTTTGAAACTCACAGTGTGACATGCCTCCACACATCTCTTTAAGAACATACTGATAAAATGGATTATGTGAAGGAATCTTCTCATTAGTTAAAACTGACATCGCGTCGTCTGGAGAATTTTTCGCAGACCGTATCGTATCTTCTATTTTTTGGTGTTTTCTCTTATAGTAATCAAGCTTAGGTACCTTATCACCTTTCCAAAAGAAATAAAAAGATCGATCACGCACTTGGCTTAGTCCATGGAAGATAGATTTCGTTTTATAAAGCGAGAAAGTATATCCATACTTTCTTCCAATTTCCCTGAGATTTTCAACGACCGGCTCTCCCATTTTTGAAGCGAGTCTTGGTGCGTTTTCGCCCCAGAATACTCGAGGTTTGACAGTACCCAAGACGTAATTAGCAGAGGTAGACATCCAATCGTTAGCAGCAGCATCAGAAGATGCTGAAGTATTGAGACTAGACAAGCCAGCACAAGGACACACGGTATTAACAACATCGACAGAATGTACATTGTGTTGCCCACCGTCATCCAAAACATAGTACGGTACTTCATTTTTATAGTATTCGACCAAGTGATTATCATTTGCTTTAAATGGTTCATAGCTTAAAATATACTCCGGTTTCTTTTGAAAAACATTTTGCATAGCGATTGTTTCGCCGCCTATGAGAGGCACTATACTTGCGTATGTATGATTCATTATTGTAAGTCCTCAACTTTCCAACCTTTATCTACTATTACATTTACTGCTTTAGCTCGAGGAAGACACGTGGTGCTTAACACATCATTTACGACTACTCTACAACCTTGTGATACGCCTAATATTAATTGGTCATAGGGTATAAGATTGTCATCAAGTAATTTTTCAGTAAATACTCTAGCACCTTCTTTTCTTGCTGACACTAATATGATCTTATCACCTCTAGAGTCAAGTTCGTCAAGTGCTTCTTTAATACCCGGCAATAATTCTGCAGAATTTTTAAGATTAGAGTACCTGTGCGCGTGCTTAAATATTGTTCCATCCAAGTCAATGAAATAAGTATTTGGTTTTTTAGTATAATATTCTGAAATCATACCTTTAAATAAGGCAAGATCTTCTGGTGTACCAGTTGACCAGTACTTACCCACACTATCATATGTTTCAGATATGTGTGATATACCTATATTGGAACCTTCTTCAATAAGGTAATTATAAGTTTCAGATATATAAGTTTCATTCTTCTTGTTAAAATTTCTAAGTGACTTTGTACCTGAACTTACAAAATCTTGAGCTCTTTTCCAGTAGTGCACTCCAACTAAGGCTTCACCTTCGATGGCACCTTTTGGCTTTTCAATCATTTTAACTACTTTGTTATTTATTACTTTCGCAAAAGAGTTCTTAAGGTTTTCTGAATCATACGTAAGAACACAGCCGTCATAGCTTCTGCTATTTGCGAGAAATGTTTCAGCATCCCAGTCAAGATATTGATCACAGTTAGTAATAATAAGCTCACCATTATAGTCATCATTCATTCCAGCTAGAGCAGTTTCAGCTGCACCAGTCGTAACATGATCAATAACTTCAAGCTCATAACTAGAGTCAGAGTTATCAAAATACTGATCGAGTTCTATCTTAAGGTCAGACATATATGTTCCACCTAAATCTCTACAAACAAAAATATAGTCACCTACAATATTGAGAGACTCAACTGCATATCTAATTAGACTCTTATTATTAACTTGTATCAAGGGTTTGTGTATAGTATATCCAGCATTTGTAAATCTGGACCCTAAACCTGCCATTGGTATAATCACTCTCATTTGTACATATCCTTATATTTTATTGCATAATCTGTGCAGATTCCTAAAGCACCTTTAGGAACTATATCACCGTATCTTTCTGGTAGTACTATATATGAGCCACTAAAACCTTTGCCGGGAAGTGCCCAAAGCTCACCTTTCGATGTCATTACCACATCTTCATCTGTGTGATAAAACACTCTTTTTCCACTTTTATTTAAGTACACTAATGAATTAGTGTCTTTTGCATGAAACCAAACACGTTTATCATCATATAGCCAAGTAGGACACACTACCGTTGAATCGTCATGTCCTATTAAAAGTTCACCTTTAATGAGTCTTACATCAACTTCAACGTCAAATCCATGAGATAGCGCCTCATCGAGAGTATCAAGTTGATTTTCAGCTTCCGGATCAGGTCCTACCATAAGACCTCTATGAGCTATAATCTTCATCTTTCCACCACATACTTATCGCCTATAACACTAGGTGCCTTAATGCAGACGATTGAACAGTCATCAACAAAGTTTGCGTCGACGACAAAGTCAGGATATATTACAAATAAGTCACCTTTCTTATAAGTAACGCCGTCAATTTCCACAGCGCCGTCTGTAATATAATTATATTCAGTTGCGATTTTGTGATAATGTTTATCCCATATCTCACCTTTAGGATGAGTTCTCACTGATATTTCAAAGTCTTTTGTCTTAAATAACGTAGGTTCAAAATCACCAATGAACCAACCTTTAGTAAAGTCTTTTATATCAAACTTTTCAATTGTGCCACGCTTACTTTCCATTTAATACCTCCTCAGCATTTTTCATTATAATATCATTCATATACTTACCACTTTTTTTGTCAGGTGTTATCATATCTTTTAGTTGTTTATGTAGTCTATTATACAACACTTCATCACCATTGTAAAGGTTTATTTTTTCTAATAAGTCGTTTGAATCTTTCACTCTTAATTCTTCAGGAAAGCCAATATTTTTTTGCTCATCATATGTTGGATGCATAAACGGTATGATGCCATGTTTTATCATTTCCCAAAACTTACCCGTTGCCCAGCCGGGAGCGATAGGAATACAGAAAGTATACTTAGTTCTTGGAAACTGCCATGATAGTTCAGACATCGCAACCTGTTCAATTCTAGGATCCTTTAAAGCTTTTTCATTCCATACTCCATAAACTTGTACATCTTCAACGCTGTCAAGTATAAAGTTTTTTAAGTCATTATATCTTGATGGCTTACCTTCGTTTAGCCACAATACCATATTAATATCACGCACATGTTCAGGCTCATCAAAGAAAGCATCAAGTCCGGCAGGCTCTTCCTCTTCAACAACATATAATGTTTCAATACCTGAATATACTGCAGGAACCTTATCAACAATCATCTCATTAGATTCATAAGAAACTCTGTGCTCAACTTCGACAGTCTCATTAATCAGCTGTAATATTCTCTTTGGTGGAATCAGTATATCTTTAGCTGGTTTAGGATAACATCTTGGATCAAGTGATAGTACCATATATGGAATTTTCGTCTCATTAATAAAATGATGTATTGGGCCGGCATATTTCGCAGCTGCCATCAGTGTCTTAATTGGCTTACCATCCTTTAAGGTCTTACCTTGTACTGCATATTCAAGTACTCCACCTGCAATAAAGATACCAATATCAAACTTTTCTTCAGTCTTAATAACATGTTCCATGTATCTCCATGATTCTGTTACCTCATCTTTATCATCTTGGTTATCAAACCAGTCTTTAAACTTAGCCCATACGTCAATCACGTTACCATGTGGATCAACTTTCTTTCTTACCTCAGGTTTAAGCCTTGAAAAGTTTGACCTACCTATAAGATAGAAAGTATCTTCTGGATTAAACTTAATAAGAGTTTGAAATATAATTCTTGCATCAATTGACCCTGCGGTCATAGCCTTCTTACCAGTACCCTTTTCTTCTGGTCCAAACTTTATTGACTTACCTATTTTACCTAGTGCTATTCTCATAATATTCTTTACACTCCTTTAATACTTGAGTAACGTATTTTTTATCATTTAGTTTACGGTTAAGGCCTGATGGATGTGGTAACTTAAAGTGATCCACATTAATCTTTGCTAGTGCTTCAGATGCAACATTACCTAAAGCAATAACTTTTTCGTAACCTTTACTAATAGTATATAGCCTGTCATAATCTATATCTTTTTTAGTAAAGGTACCTGGGTGAGGATAGGTGTTAGAAAATGAAAAAAAATTAACACCTATCCAATCCATCCACTCATACATTTTACCAATAGTGCTTCCACTACGAATACCTTCATCTTTTTTTCGAAAGTCTTGACCCGGTCCGGGGTTTTGTGCAATAACTAATACTTTATCCAATCCCATACTACACCTGCTTCTTTAAACATTGATATTGAACTTGATATTGACTCTTGCCAGTTTTCTGGTATCTCTTGTTCTGGCGTTACAACTCTGCTTATGCCAGCTTGGATTAAACCTTTTGCACAATCATGGCATATTGGTAAGCCTATTACGTAGATTGTAGAGCCTTTTAATGATATACCAATTTCAGCTGCATTATAAATCGCATTCATTTCTGCATGAACTATACGTTTATACTTTATGGCTTTATTTAAATAATATAATTCATGATCGTCTACACCTCTGGGAAAACCATTATAACCTTGAGCTATCACTGTACGATTTCTAACAGCAACTGAGCCAACCTGTGTTGAGGGGTCTTTTGACCACGAGGCTACAAGCTTTGCCATTTCTAAAAATCTTTTATCCCATTTATTTGACAAGATCAAAGTGCCTTTCATAAACATGCAAGTTTTGTACTTGCCACATGATATCACCAAGAGTTATTTCATTATCGTCTTCACTCTTACACTCGTTATAATCTTTAACTAAGTCTTCTAGAACATAAAGCTGCCAAGCATAGTCATTTTTATATCCGAACACGACATCGTTAGAGCGCATTTGTACGACACAGTGTAGTTTATCATCACGTATGTAATAAGTAACGGCATTAGTACATATGAAATCGCTTTTACCATTTTCATTATATTCCTCCCATATACTTGGACGGTTGTAAATCATTGAGGCTCTACGGCCATCAGGATTTACTAAGAGCTCATCAAGAACTCTACCGTATTGATGGTAATACTTATCAGAATAGATAATTTGACCATAATTAGAATTAATTTCACCATAGTCATTTGCTGCATACTGCCAAGCTTCAGGTACTTTGCCACCGATAGCATTTACGTTAGTGATTTGACTCTTATACCATTGCAATTCTTTATCAATATAAGTTTGACTAGGTGTACCAAATATTGCAGGTTCATCAGCAATAAATGAAGCACCAATCCATTCAATAGTTTTTTGTCCGGTCTTATCGATAGTAAATACTTCATTAAGAAGTTTGGATTTAAATAAACCTCTTACGTCTTCAATCTTATTAATCATCTTGACCTTCCATCTTTCCACGCATATATGATACTGCAAAAGAGCAATAGTTAATCATATCTTTGTAAGTATCTTCGAGTGATTCAAACTTTGGATCACCTTCAGCTTCAAGTAAAGACTGTGCACGTAATAGTTTTTGATGTATCATATCATGAATAGTATCAACACCTCTACGATAGTGCATAGCCTGCTTTATATTTGAGTTAGGATTTTGATAGTCTTGTGACTTTTTTAGTTGTAACTCAATACATTCATTAAGAACGTTTACTGACTCTTTAGACTCTGACAATTTCATCTCCATACACAAAGTGCCTGTTGTCAAGATCAATGATGCAGTGATCAATTAACTTTTCATGCATCTTATCAACATCAATTCCACACTTGGAACTATGTCTTGGTTCAGGCATAATCTCAATCTTCTTGATTTTATTAAAGCCATACTTTGTTTCAACCGTATCACCTACATAAAATATATTATCAAACTTAACCATTATATCCCCTTTGTTTCAATTTTAAGTATTTCATTTGGATTTAAAGCTAGACACTTAAAGGTATCAAATGCATTATCAGTTGAGTTTTTTTCACTGTAACCACGCTCTACTACTGAAAGTGTAACTGATTTAGTAATATTATCTTGAGTGTATATACATGTTTGATATTCGTGCATTATTGAACTCCCTGTTCTTTAGCCGCAGCTAACATAATTGGCGTAAAGATTCTTTCGATTTGATCTTCCCACATATCCCAGCTATCATTATTAAAATATTTGAAAGAATTCATTGTAGGAATATTCCACTTATCAATATAGTAACTTTCGTTTTCAGCAAAGATGCTTACAAACAATCCTCTTTTATTACAAAGACCATTGTTAAAGAAATCATAAGCAGCATTTTGTGCTCTTCTAAACTTTTCAAGATTCTTGTTTGAAGACATTGGCTTTTCACATCTACCAGAAGCTGGTATAAGCTCATTTAACTTATCTCTTAAACTTTCAAAACCTGAGTTAACACCCCAGTTATTTGTAAATAATTCTAATTGTTTCATTTTTTTATTCTCCGCTTTTTTCATTTTATAGATCTATTATACACTATTTCTCGTCATTTGTAAACAGTTTTTTTCACTTTTTTTCATTTTTGTTATTAACATGTTAATCAAATTGATTTTCAAGAAATTCAAATTTGATTTGGTTATTATGAAGTGGTTGAAGTCTTTTTAATTCTTTATGAAAATTAGATAAAGATTCGAACCAGTACTCAATTGTGTTATCTGGGTATGTGATTTTAACTGTAACCATGATTTAACTCCTAATTAATTATTTAATGTATACATTATACCATAGTTTTTCGGCTTTGTAAACAGTTTTTTTCATTTTATTTGATTTTTGTTGTTAACATGTTAAATTATTTTAAAGTAATTTTTATTTTTTTTATTATAAATTAAAGATTCCATTACATCTTTTGCTTTTAACACTTTTAAAAAATCGAATGAAATCCTGTCACCTACTACATAATTTCTTTCTAGCATTGGCCTTGATGTATAAAAGACAAAATAATCTAAAAAGCCAATACTTATAGACTCATCTAATTGATCTTTCATAGATTTACCCCATTTATTCTTTTCAGTTTGAACATTAAAAAAGAAATTACCGGTACCTTTTTGTTCTTTTAAATGTTTAAAATCTAGTTTGTTATTAATATAAGATCCATCATATCTCCATGCTTTGGATTCATTTTCATATTTAATTGGTGGTTCTATTGATTTACTTTGTATTAAAGTGTGTTCTAGTAATAAGTGATCTGAATTTTTAAAATTATTCCAAGAACTATAGTTTCCATATTTTGTTTGATTATTGCGATAATCGATAAAATCTTGATTAACTTCAACTGTTAAATCATCAATCATATCAGATATTTTTATAGACATACTCGAGAGCACGGTTAGCCTCCTTTTCCATTGGACGGTTCTTATACCAATTACCAGTTTCTGTGTCAAGTTCACGACATAACACAGTAATTTCGTCAGGCGTAATTGGATATTTGTTTTTTACGGCATTGCCTGCAGTTGCCACCATAATCTGATACATCTTATGATACCAACCAGTTTTGGTAATCATTCGATATTCTTTTTCAAGTTGTTTAGGAAAGAAAGGACAGTTAGCATAAGATGACCAATTTACATTAGTATTATCAAGTTTTGCTTTTCTGTGTTCGAGTATTTCTTTTTGCATATCTTCGGGTAAGCTATCAAAAAAGTTATTACTAGATTTCTCACGATATGGGTATTTGTTCATTAAGACATCAGGATCAATATAATGCCCAGCACCACTAAAAATAAAATTATACGCATCACTATATGCTGCTGGTATATAATACATCCTAGAAAGGTCTTTGGTTTGCTTATCTCCCATATCTCCGAGCTCTGTTTGGAGAGAAAACCAAAAGTGTCGAATTTTTTCAGCCGAGACTGTTTTGGTAAGCGGGAAGACAAGACGAAATTTAGGTAAAGAATGTGTACTACTAGCAGTGCTATAGCACACAAACCTAATACCATTAAACTTATTATTAATGGCGTCATAAAAGTCTCCTTCATATTTAAAATCATCAACATCAACTGCACACCAACCAGCCCACATTGTGACATTATCATTAGCACGCGTGGTATCAGGTTTGTACTGAGCTGGCGACATGAGTGGCGCGTCTTTCTTTGATTTTATAGTACGCTTTGATAATCCATACAATGCGTGTTCAAAACTATTAAAATCAGTAAACGTTAATTTTTGCTTAGTCTTATTATCAAATATACTATTAAAAAGAGTCAGTGATATTTCCATGATTACCCTTATGATCTGGACCTTCCCAACCTTCTGGCTTTACCAAGTCTGGCAATCCAAGTGGATTAGGACGTCCTTCTTTTATTCCAACTTCTTTTGACATGTTGGCTCTATATACTTCATCCCATGCTTTATTAGCATCAACGCCAAATACTTCAAGCGTACCGATTGCAAAAACACATAAGTCAATAATACCATCAACCATTTCTTCTGCATCTTTTTTCTCAAAAGCATTCTTTGTTTCATCAAGTTCTTCTTGCATCATACCAATTCTAAATTGCATGAACTTATTAATTTTTCTCCAATCTACATCAGACTGCAGCTCAGCCTGCATCCATTTGTTGACTCCATATTTTTTATGCATATCTTGCATGTCTTTAAACCAGTTTGTACTCATACGAAAAAATCCTCCAGTGTTGCTTGTTCTTCGGCCGACCAGCCAATAGACTCTAATATTAGGTTAAGTGGTTCTATAAATGTTTTTTCAAATTGTAAGTCATAATCGACGTACTTATGTAGATTTAATTCTTTAGGTAATACGTCAGGAAATGCTATGACATTTTCTTTTATCGAGTTCGGTAACTTTAAGTAACAGAACTTAATTCTATCTCCATTCGTAATTAATTCATACTTATCATTTAACTTGTTAAACTTAACGTGCCTATTAAATAATAATGAACCTCTTACGTGTATTGGACAACTCTTTTTATATATTCGCTTATGGTCGTACCAATCAGTTATGTTTGAAACTCTACGTGGAAAGGCAACCTGTTCAGGCGATAGTGACTTAAACTCATTCTTAAAGTTTCTTATAAATGTTTGTGTTTCTTCTTGTGTGCCAGATATTATTAAGTTAAATGCTTCACGGAACTTTCCTCTTACAACTTCAGGTGTTGATGACTTAATAGCTTCAATACCCATAATCTTAAGCTTAGGTTCTTTATACTGAACACCTTCATTATTATGTACATTTAAAATATATCTTTTCTTTGCAGTCCATATGCCACTATCAGATATACCTTCCCTTGCCATGACCATTCTATTCTTATGTGCATTCATGTTATCAAATAATTTTGAGTATGCTTTTTCCAAGACAGGCTCAAAGTGTTCCTTGCATATCTTATCAAGAAATGATACAGGATTTGTAGGACTTAACTTATCAACTAATGGACCAAAGTTGACATACAGTGAATCCGTATCGATTGCAATAACATAATCCTTTTCAGTTTTAAGTATGCCATTCATTGCAGCATTCATTGCCTTTTCAGCCCACTGAATTGCAAGCTGGCCAGATAATGTTACACCTTCGGCTAATCTTACATCAAAGTGAGCAAAGTGTTTATTACCTAAAGCACCATACAAACTATTAAGTAGGATCTTAATAGCCATCTGACGATTTTCCATCGTGTTTATTTCTTTGTCCAACTCAAAGCTATAACCTTTTTGTATTTCTTTTTGTGCTGCAATTTGCATCTTTTTAACTGATACACGCTCATCATAATATTCTTCAATAATTTGTGGTAGTACACCATCAAAGTCTTTACGATATGATGAACCATTTGCGGCAACAGAATATGTGCTACTAACTGACTTACCGCTTAGGTAATACGCAACGTCATTCATTTGTGTGTCTTCAACTAGAGTTTCTGGTGACATATTATATTGTACAATTAAGTTAGGATATAACGAATTCAAATCAAAAGAAACAACCCAGTTATGCCGGCCAACCTGAGGAGACTTTACATAACCACCTTCAAAGGGTCGATATGGTTTTTCTGTCATGTCGATAGGTACAACCTTCTTAATTAAGTTTAACCTACGATAAATAATTGATTCCCATATTGCTGTAACACCAAAAGTATCTTGATAGTTTACACCACCTTTATACGCCATAGTAAGAGCCAGAGTAATAAGGCCCATCTTTTCTTCCATTCTATCGACAAGCTCAACATCTTTCATATTATAGTCAATATATTTTTGATGATCATCTTTGTATAAGTTTTTAAGTGAGCCTGATTCTTCATATGATAACTTCTTTTCACCAAGAACTACGTTTGCTATATGATTAAGCGCATAAGATTCTTGTGGACCATAGCTATAACCAAACTTTTGAAATAACTCCATGTAATCGAGAGTTTGTATACCTGGGATTTCATACACGTCATTTTCACTACCACGTCTTACAACCTTACGATGTTCTAGTGGAAGTTCCCATGGAGAAAACTTACTTAGCACAGTAATACCTAACACCTTCGCTGTACGATTAATAATATAAGGTATATCGAAAAATCTTGTATTCCAACCAGTAATAACATCAGGTATTACTTCAGGGTGTGACCAAAATTCTAAGAACTTAGTAAGTAGTTCTTCCTCACTATTACACCTAACATATTTAACATCACTAATAAGAGCTTTACTTGTATCAAATTCACCATAACCCCAAACATTATATGTGGAGAACTTACTTGACTTATATGTTATGGCGAGTATTTGCTGACTTGCTTCATTGGCGTGAGGAAATCCATTGTCATAATCTGTTTCAATATCAAACGTACCAACATTAATATCTTCTCTTTTAAACTCAATATCACGTGGAAACTTTTCAGTAATATATTGTTGCACAAATTTTTTGTTACCGTATATGTGCCTACCACTAACGCCTGCATTTTGCTTAAGCCACTGATTTGCTTCGAACATACTAGGAAAGTCTACAGCTGATACATCACTACCATCAAAGCCTTTCCAATCACTTTTCATCTTACTTGAAACAAAGAGTCTTGGCTCGAAAAAATCTTTACGCATAACTCGTTTACCGTGATTGTCATAACCACGGTAAAGAATATTATTTTTATATCTTATGACATTAGTGTAAAATGACATTTATAGGAAGTCCGATTTATTTTTATTATTTTGTGGCCAAGTATTAGTTTCCCAAGCTTTGATAAGATTAGGAATGTTAATATTGTATTGTGATAATTCTTTTTGGTTTTTTTGTAGATAAAGAATTTTGTGTGGAATAGTTGGTTGAGATTGAAAGTTAATATAGTGTTGTTGTAATTTAGACATTTATGTTACTCCTCATTTTATAGATCTATTATACACTAGTTTTGAGGAAAAGTAAACAGTTTTGTTATTAACTTGTTAACTAAATTGCAAAAGATTCACCGCAGCCGCATTGTGCTGTAGCATTAGGATTTATTAC